GAATACGAGACCATAGATGTCCGATCTGAAGATTAAACTTCTACCCTGGCAACAGGAGGTTTGGACTGACGAGGCTAGGTTCAAGGTCATAGCAGCAGGACGAAGGACAGGTAAGAGTAGGCTGGCAGCGTGGAGACTAATAGTTTCTGCACTTGAAGCTAAGAAGGGTCATGTGTGGTATGTAGCCCCTACGCAGCAACAGGCTAGGGACATTATGTGGCAACAACTATTGGAGTTAGCACACCCAGTAGTTACTAATAGCCATGTAAATAATATGCAGATCACACTGGTTAATGGTTCTGTTATATCACTCAAGGGTGCTGACAGACCAGAGACCATGCGTGGTGTGGCATTAAAGTTTGTTGTACTAGATGAGTACGCAGATATTAAGCCCACTGTGTTTGAGCAGATTCTTAGACCAGCACTAGCTGACTTGAAAGGTCAGGCTGTTTTTATAGGTACACCGAAGGGGCGTAACCACTTCTATGATATCTATAAACTAGGACAAAGTGAAAGACCAGAAGCAAAGGATTGGAAGAGTTGGCACTTTACTTCTTTTGATAATCCATTGTTAGACAAGGAAGAGATTGAAGTAGCTAAGAACACCATGTCTACGTTTGCGTTTAGACAGGAGTTCATGGCTAGTTTTGAAGCACCACAGTCAGATATATTTAAAGAAGACTGGGTGTTGATTAAAGATAAGGACGAGGAACCAGAGCATGGTACTTACTATATGGGGGTTGACCTTGCAGGTTTTGAAAACGTATCTGCTCAAGCAAGTAATAAAAAGAAGTATTTAGACCAGACATCAATAGCCATTGTCAAGGTAGGTGATGACAATAAATGGTGGGTTGACAAGGTTGATGCAGGAAGGTGGGATATCAAAGAGGTATGCGAGAGAATCCTAAGGCATGTCCAATTATACGACATACAAGTAATTGGTATAGAAAAAGGTTCTTTGATGCGAGCATTGATGCCGTATCTTACAGAGATGATGCTAAAGCAAAACGTGTATCCCAGGATCGAAGAGATACGCATAGGCAACAAGAGTAAAGTAGATAGAGTGGTTGGTGCTTTACAAGGAAGGTTTGAACACAAGCAGATAGAGTTGTGTGATGGTGATTGGGTTCCAATGTTTAAGGATGAGTTACTTAACTTTCCTACGACTGGTGTTCATGATGATATGATTGATTCACTTAGTTTGATAGCACACATAGCTAATGCAGCAGTATACTTTGAAGACTATGAAGATGATTACGAACCCTTGGATTTAATATCAGGATATTGATATGGCTAATGATATAGAAAGAGAACGCACAATAAGGCATCTACAGAATGTAGTTGCTGATCCTGATATCTATAATGAGATTATAGATAGTTATACTTATGATTATTCTGGTGGAGAAAATCCTTTACAAGAGTGGGATATCCTGGCTAGACTACAAGAGATTCAACCATTAGACGTACAACGGTATATTAAAAACTATACTCCAGGATTATTTGCAGCATCTAAAGATGATACGTTTTTACAGGTTCCTCTTTATAGCCATCCAGGAGTGTCTGACAGAGCAATAGGATTTACGTATACAATGCCGCATGGAACAAACGTTCCTTACTTTTTAGTAGATCCGAAGACTACTGGAGAGACAGAAGAAAGAGCTAATATGACTATGATCCATGAGATGGAACATGGTCTTTTAAATAAAACCAGACCAGATACTAATTATATGGAAGAACCTCAGACTTATGTATTTGAGGAAGCTGGCGGTAACGCAAATAAGTTTAGAGAAGCATTTAAATTAGTAGCTCCTTACTTAGAAGAAAAGTATGGATTCTATTTACAACCATCACTTAGTGAAAATCTTACAGAGTTATCTGCAGTAGAACAAGCAAGGAATGTAGACTTTACAGATGATCCGTACTTAAGAAAGAACCTGTTTAAAAACCACAGTGATCGTGTAGCTTATAGAGCTACTAGTGGATTAAGAAAAACAAAGCTAGATGCTAAAGATTTAAAACCATACGAGCCTGTACCTGAAGGAGACATTTCAATATGGCAAAGAATAAAAGAAGCTATAACTCCTAGCACTTATAAGCGTAAGCAACCAACAGCAGGTATTGGAGAACCTATAGTTGTCGATATGGATGATCCTTTATATAATAATCCTTTATTACAAGACCCTTTTAAATAGGAAGAAATATGGCTGAAGAATACAACAACGAATTACAATCAGTAGAAGATTATGAAGTTACTGAAAGTGATAAAGAGCTAGTATCATTTGTAGTTGAACACTGTGACAAGTGGAGAGACTGGCGTGACACTAACTATGAACAAAAATGGGATGAGTACGAAAGGATTTATTATGGTATCTGGGCTGCTGAAGATCGTACTAGGGACAGTGAACGTAGCAAAATCATTAGTCCTGCTACCCGTCAAGCGGTTGACAACAGGGTTGCAGAAACTATGGAAGGCTTTGCAGGATCTGGTAAGCTATTTGAAATAGTAGATGACGGACTAGATGAGAACAGAGGAGACGTAGAAATAATGCAGTCTCTTCTGATCGAAGATACACACAACAATGCATACATTAATAATGTTAGTTCTATTGTTAAACTAGCAGAGATATATGGTACGGGTGTGGGTGAGGTTCTTGTTAAGACAGAGATGGAACGTATACCTACAACACAGCAGATGCCTGGTGGAGAAATGTCTGCTGTTGGTGTGACTGAACAAGAAAAGGTTACAGTTAAAGTTAAACCTGTACACCCACGTAATCTGCTCATTGATCCTAACGCTGACTCTATTGAAGATTCATTAGGTGTAGCAGTAGAAGAGTACGTCAGCTTGTATCAAGTAGTTAAAGGTATTGAGTCTGGTGTATACCGTAAGTGTGACATTGGTCCTGTATACGATAGTGATGATCTTGAGGTAGATAAAACAGAAGCTACTTCTTATCAAGATGATAAAGTCAAGATCATGCGCTACTATGGTCTTGTACCTAAAGAATACTTAGAGCAGCTAGAAAGTGCAGGAGATGAGATTGTAGACTTGTTTCCAGAAGATTCTGCTGCGGACAGAGTTACTGATTTAGTAGAAGCTATTATTGTTGTAGCTAATGATATTCATCTACTAAAAGCAGAACGTAGTCCATATATGATGGAAGATAGACCTATCATTGCATATAGACCTGAGGTTCGTCCTGGACGCTTCTATGGCGTTGGAACGGTTGAGAAGGGGTACAATATGCAAAAGGCTATTGATGCCCAGCTACGGTCTCACATGGACTCTCTGGCGTTAACTACTGCGCCTATGATGGGTATTGATGCTACAAGATTGCCGAGAGGCATGAAGTTTGAAGTCAGACCTGGTAAAAACATACTGACTAACGGCAACCCTGCCGAAATCCTCCAGCCATTTAAATTTGGTTCTACTGATGCTTCTAACTACGAAACAGCCAAAGGTTTTGAAGCAATGCTGCTACAAGCTACTGGCACACTAGACTCGGCAGAGTTGGTCAAGAGTGCAGCATCTACAGCAGGACAAAACAATGGTATGGGTATGTCACTAGCCATGTCTGCTATCGTCAAGAAAAACAAAGTGGCGATGGCATCGTTTCAGGACGACTTCATCATACCAATGGTAAAGAAAGTTGCATACAGATACATGCAGTTTGATCCTGATCGTTATCCAATGAAAGACTTTAAGTTTACTACAATGTCTAGCATTGGTGCTATTGCTAGAGAGTACGAGCAACAGCAGTTGATTGGTTTGATGCAAACACTTGGACCAACATCGCCTATTGTACCTGTACTACTAAGAAGTATTATTAGTACATCAGGACTGCTAAACAAAGAACAGCTAATGGCACAGTTAGATCAAATGTCACAGCCTGATCCACAAACACAACAATTAGAACAACAAGCACAACAACTACAGATGGCTCTTGTACAAGCTCAGGCTAACGAGCTTAATGCTAGAGCGCAGGAGTCTGCTGCTGATGCACAGGAAGCACAGGCCAGAGCGCAGAAGCTAATGGTAGAAGCGTCGTTGCTTGATGATAAAGTTAAGGCTGATCTTGTTAGAAGTCTGACTGCTAATATTAACATGAAAGATAAGAATGAGTTTGACAAACGTGTTAAAGCAGCAGAAATGCTACTTAAAGAACGTGAGATAGAGTCAAATGAAAAGATAGTTAACCAGCAAATGAGACAAAATAATGCTTGACAAATAAGTTATTTTGTGGTATAATGCCTCTTAATGTAAATGATAATCATTCTCATTTATGCATTATAGTAACTTAATAGAGGACTCCGTATTGGACAAAGACCTTCAAGAGTATTACGAAGCAAGATTTGATATGATGGCTACTAAGGGATGGAAAGACTTAGTAGCTGACATTGAATTAATGATGGACGAAAGAAATAGTTTAATGGCTACTAAGAGCTTTGATGAACTAAACTTTCGTAAGGGACAGTTAGATGTCCTGCATTGGATCAGAACTCTTAAACAACTTTCGGAAGAAGCGTGGGAGCAACTGAACAATGACCAGAAGGATATTTGAATTTAGGTGTGAAGAAAATCACACCACTGAAAAGTATATTGATGAGGAGGTAAATGCTATTGAGTGTCCTGCTTGTCAGTGTATGTCTCTACGTATTATATCTAAACCACGTATAGCATTAGAAGGAGTGTCTGGAGACTTTCCAACTGCTGCAGATGCCTGGGTTAGAAAACACGAAGAGGCAACAAGAGTCGCTGAGAAACGTAGAGGTTGAACGTCAGTGACATTTTTTAATTCCTAGAATCACAAACGTGACAGGAGATTGTATGGCTACATTTGAAGATCCGTTAGAAGAAGCTCTAAGTCTTGACATAGAGGAAGAAGAACAAACAGAAGAGCAGACTCAGCCTGAAGCTGAACAACCTGCAGAGCAACCTGAAGAGGAACTTCCTGAAAAGTATCGTAATAAGTCTATGGCAGACATTATTAAGATGCATCAAGAATCTGAAAAGTTAATTGGACGACAAGCTCAAGAAGTTGGTGAGGTCCGACGATTAGCAGATGAGTTAATCAAACAGCAAATCTCAACTAAAAAAGCCGTAGAACAACCTAAAGAAGAAGAACTTGATCCTCGTGATAATTATTTTGAAGATCCGGTAAGTGCAGTCAATGCTGCAGTAGATAAGCATCCTGCTATTCAACAAGCAAAGCAACAGGCTTTTGAATATAAACAACAACAGGTAACTCAAAAACTTAGACAAGAGTTTCCTAACTTTGATGAGATAGTTAATAACTCTAAGTTTTTTGATTGGATTAAAGCATCACCAGTTAGAACTAGATTATTTACTGAAGCTCACTCACAGTATGATTATGATTCTGCTGTAGAATTACTTTCTACATGGAATCAAATGAATCCTGTGTCAGAGCAAAGTAATAATACAGATGTTGTTAATGAATCAAGATTAGAAACATCTAGGAATTTGAAAGCTGCTACAGTAGACACTGGCTCACCTGCGCCATCATCAAGAAAAATTTATCGTAGGTCAGATTTAATTAATTTACGTTTACGTGATCCCGCACGTTACGATGCTATGTCAGATGAAATTATGGCTGCATATGCGGAGGGACGTGTCAAATAGAAAGGAAATAAAAAATGGCACTAGGTACTAACCATGTGACCAAGACTACTGCGGATAAATTTATCCCAGAGATTTGGTCCGACGAAATCATCGCAGCATATAAGGCTAATCTTGTTGCTGCAAATCTTTTCTCTAAAATGTCTTTCAAAGGTAAGAAAGGCGATACGCTTCATATTCCGAAGCCTACTCGTGGTTCTGCATCTGCGAAGGCAGCTTCTACTCAGGTAACGCTTATTGCTGCAACTGAGTCAGAGCAGCAGGTTCTTATCAACAAGCACTACGAGTATTCACGTTTGATCGAGGATATCGTAGAGACACAAGCACTAGCTTCTCTGCGTAAGTTCTACACGGACGATGCTGGTTACGCTTTGGCTACTCAGGTTGATACAGACCTTGTTCAACTTGGTCGTGGAGTTAACGGTGCTACTATTGGTACTAATGACTACGCTACTGCTGCTTCATCAACTAACGCATTCATCGGTTCTACTGGTGCTACGGCTTACAACTCTTCATCTTCAAATGCTGCTGCACTTGGTGATGCTGGTATCCGTAGATCAATCCAGAGACTAGATGACAATGACGTTCCTATGTCAGATCGTTTCTTGATTGTTCCTCCTACAACTCGTAACACATTGATGGGTCTTGCACGGTTTACTGAGCAAGCCTTCACTGGTGAAGTTGCTAACGGAAACACAATCCGTAACGGTCAGATCGGTGACGTTTATGGCGTTAAGGTCTATGTATCTACAAATGCTGATACTGCTGCAGGTAACTCTGCAACTGACCGTATCTGTCTCATGGCTCACAAAGATGCTTTTGTCCTTGCTGAGCAAATGGGTGTACGTTCACAGACCCAGTACAAGCAAGAGTACCTCGGTACGTTGTTCACGTCAGATATGCTTTACGGTGTAGCTGAGCTTCGTGACAGCAGTGCTGTTGCTCTAGCTGTTCCAGCTTAATAGCTGGTTTGTAATAACTCCCCAGGCTCACAAGGCTTGGGGAGCTTTTCATAAGGAAACACTATGTGGTCTAAACCTGAATACACAGAGTTACGTTTTGGTTTTGAAGTAACAATGTACATCGCTAATAAGTAAGGAAGTAACATGGCTATTTGGAGAGGAACGGGTGGACCAGGGGATGCAACTACTGATGCAGCTAGTGAGGCTTCGGCTGCTGCTAACTCTGCAACAAGTGCTGCTGCTTCCGCATCTGCTGCTGCCTCTTCAGCCAATCAAGCAGAGGTAGCTCTTGACCAATTTACAGATTTATACTTAGGTGAAAGAGGCTCTGATCCTACAGTAGATTTAGATGGTAACCCCTTACAGACAGGGGCTTTATATTTTTCAACGTCTGCACAAGGTATCAAAGTATATAACGGTTCTATATGGTTAAATGCTTATGATACATCTGTATTGTTACCTAACAACAATCTTTCTGATTTAGACAATGCAGCTACATCTAGGACTA